GAGTTCCTGGACGACTACCGGTAACTTTTGGTACGGTGTAAGCTTCCATAAAGCGTCGACTGGCGCCGAGAGCAACGTCTCTCTTGACCTTAGTATTGCCGTGACAACGACGCTCCAGACCAATCGTATTAGCTTAACCAATGTCACGTCGGTTGACGCCGTCACCTACGACTATGGTACTTTGTGGCGCTCCGCTGTAAACGGGGTTACGGGGTTCACTGCGGGAGATTTAGTTACGACTTTCGCTGTAAACACGACGCTCGTAGTCGATACTGGAAGTGCGTTGCTTACCACGCAAAACGTTCCTAGGGCTAACTCAGTAGTTCTAGACAACTCACCGCTCCCGGCCGGTACGTATAACACTTTAGCCCTCTGGAAACGCCGATTAGTTACGTCCCAAGGATCCGTACTGTACTTTTCCGATCTTAATGTTCCAGAGTCTTGGCCCACGGTTAACACAATCACCATCCCTTCCGGCGGTCCCATCACGGGAGTGGCTGTTATCTCATTCAACACCGACTTTGGTAACGACGAGTACCTAGCCGTATTCAAAGAGCGAGAGCTTTGGTTGGTGCGCGGTAACGACTACACCGACGTGACTCTGTCGTTTATCGACGCCGTTGGGTGCCCTAACCAAGCGCTAATCACTCTCGCTAATGGTTTTCTTACTTGGGTTGACTACCGAGGTATCTACCTTTGGGACGGTTCGGGTAAGCCTATATACATGTCTCAACCCATTGAGCCTTTGTTTGCTATCGACGGAGACTTGAATAAGCCTTTATTGGGGTATGGGTGGGCGTCGTATTTTAGAAACCGAAACATGGTGTATTGGTTCGTCTCTAGTAAGGTCGCCGGAGACCAATCCTTAGTGCTAAAGATGGATCTAAGACTTACACTACCCGGGGTTGAGAGCACGCTTTCAGGGCGGGTTATTCCTGGGGTTTTCGTAGAAGACACTGTAGCAGCCACCCCAGTATACGCCGTTAAGACTTATCTACCTAGCGCGTCACAGGATGAGTTGATGTTGATGGGTGATGCTTCGGGGTTCATCTACAAAGGTTATCAGCAATTTTCAGACAACGGAACCGGAATTGATTTTCAGTACTTTAGCCCTTTCTTGGATCTAGACTCTCCTAATACAGATAAGAGATTCCACAAGATAATATTGTGGGTTGACGCCTTAGGTCAGTGGGACATTACTTTAGACTATTGGGCGGGTTACCGAGCCTCACTTATTGAAAAATCTACGCTCGAGGAGCCTATTACTACGCAGTCTGAAAATTCCGTGGCTTTATGGGACGTTGCGTATTGGGATCAAGCTTACTGGGACGACTTCACGCAATCCCTTACACCGGTTGTGTTCAACCTAAATAATTCCCAAGGAAACTCTGAGGGGGATTGTATTCGTCTTAGAATTAGAAATGACGGGATTGACCAACCGGTAACCGTTTATGGGTACACGGTCATCTGGACCGAAAAAGGGATGACTAAATAATGGCTACTTGCTTAATCAACGGTAACATCACAGACCCGGCCGGAACCGCTATATCAAGCGTTACTATCTCCGCCCGTATAAATCAACCAGTAGCTCTAACTACGTCGGTAATAGTCCCGTCTGAGATCAGTGTTCAAACCGACTCCAGCGGTAATTTCTCTCTGACTGTTCAACAGAGTCTTTCAGTAATTTTTACGGTTCAGTATCCCCCTGTAGGGACCGAACCACAACTTGTTTATTCATACACGGGTAACATCCCGGCGGCTACGAGTGCACAGTTTAGTTCTGTGATCGTGGTTGAATAGGAGGTCCCATTCCGGCACTTGTTTATCCTACGGGAAATTTCCAACCTTTCACTAAGATCTTGTCGTCGGAAGTCAACGGCAAGTTCAACGCGATTACTACGCTCTTAAATACCACGGGGCTAGACTCGACTAACGTACAGGTTGGTGGTCTTAATCGTAACCGCCTGACTACGGACACAGCCTACGCGGTCGTAGCCAATGATTCTTTAGGGGTTATGACAGTCGCAACACCTCTAACCAACACGGCAATCTACTATAACTCACTGGGACGGGTTACTGTAGGCGCGTTACCTGCTTTAGCGGGCGGTACAGGACTGCAGTACACCTTAACGTCTCTCGACGCAGCTAAGGTCATTCAAGTCAACTCTTCGGGAACTGCGTTAACTATCGACACGTCCCCACAACCCCCAACACTAAAAGTCTACTCGTACTACCGTTTTACATAAGGAGAATTCATGGCAACGTCCCCAATTTTTGCAGGCACACCTAAATTTGCTAATCTGGTCGTCAATAACGCAAACGGAGGAGATCCAGCTTACACCAACCCTACCACTATCGCGACTCTTCTAACAGTCGGATCCACTGGTGGGCGTATTGATACTGTCTATTTTGCTCCTGTTGGTACTAACGCCGCTACTTCGATTCGGTTATTCGTAGATAACTCCGGGTCTGGTTCCGGCGGTACTGCTAATCGATTAATCTACGATCAAACCGTTGCCGCTACTACTTCAACGACTGTCGCGGGACTTATTCCTGTAACCTGGGCAGCCGGGCTCGTATTGCCTCCTAGTGCGGTGCTTCGGGCAACGGTAGCTAACACGGCTGTCACTAACGGTATCTGCGTTTCGGTTGAATACGGGGAGTTTTAATGTCTTGGAGTCCAAATAGCGGTTTAGGTATCTCAAAGACCAAACGGCTTACAATTAGATCCATAAAGGCGAATATAAACGGTGTTACTACCAACAACAACGTAGCCGATCTACGGGTTAGCAACCTACTGGCCGGTCAGTGGTATCGTTTGAGTGGGGTTCTCTCTACTCGGGCAGCTAACGGTGAACTAACCTCCATTATCTGTAATGACGGTGTGTTCGCAACGGGCGTGGCTAAGGTCATATTTGAGTATCGCGCTAACTTCAATACCGGCGTTTCTACGGGCGACTCTACAGTGAACCTAAACATCATTTTTAAGTGCACGACGGGAATGCTCACATGGCAAATCAGCACGGGCGGGTCGAGTGCGACAGTATACGCAGTAGATCCTACGACCTGGACTCCTCAAAACAGGTTGGGCGGTACGGGCGGCGGTACTTGGATTTGTGTAGAGCCATTAAACGACGAGTACGAGTACGAATACTCGATGAGTTAATATGTACGCAGAGTATATCAGAGAGCGCGAAGGGAAAGAGATTCTAGAGCATGAACATGGGTTCACGATATACGGCTACAACTGTCTTGCTGGGGTGGATTTCCCTCACGTTTATATCCAAGACAACTATGTCCGCCCAGAACACCGTAAAAAGGGTGTGGCTAGGGAAATGGCGGATCGAATTGCAGAGCAAGCCAAGGCTCTCGGTATCAAGGTTATGCTTGGTAGTGTGGACACACAAACCAGAGGAGCGGACGCTTCTCTCAAAGTTTTAATTGCGTACGGTATGAGTCTCTACACAGTCAACGGAAATATGATTTATATGCAGAAAGAGTTAAAATAATGGGTAAGGCGGTAAGTGGGTTAGTTAGTAGTCCTGGTAAAGCCCTAGGCGCTGTAGCGGGGTCTCTGTCACCTATCGGACTTGCCGGTGGGGTGTTAGGAAGTATCGCGGGCGGTAAGGTTGTAGATCCTATCCTACATAAACTCGGTATCGGTGGAGACGGTGAGCAGGGTGAATATTTCAAACCTGCGTCTAACCAACAAGAAGTCTATAACGCTTTCGCTAACGACTACGATAATCAAATGGGTCTAGCGGACAAAGGAGTACAGACCGGCGCGCTAAGCCGAGACGTGTACGGTGCGGGCGGGCTTCAGTCCCAGTTAGCGGCTGAAGGTAAGACGCTTGCGGATACTGGATTCGGTCTCACTCAAGGTGATCGAGAAGCTTACGGCCAAACGTCGGGTGACATTTCCCGGATGTTCGGTCAACAAGAAAACCAAACCGCGCAATCTTTAAATCGTCGGGGTTTAGGCGGGGCGTCGTCCGGTGCGGCGGGTGCGGCGTTTTCAGGCCTGTCGGGTAGTAAGAACGAAATGCTCGCTAAAGCGCAGACGGATATCGCACAGAAACGTATGGCGGATACGCAACAACGTTTACTTCAAAACCGTACTCTACAAGGTCAACTAGCTACGCAGGGCACGTCTATGGCCAATGACAGGTACTCAACTAAAGCGGACTCTCTTTTGAAAGCGTCACAGGTTGAGAAGGGCTTAAACGCGCAAGGCAGCGAAGCACTTGCGGCTAAGAAAGCGGCATATAAACCGGGACTCTTGGAATCTATCGGTAGTGGATTACAGTCTGGTATCACACAAACCGCTACGGCCGCTCCTGGTATGGCGATGAAAGGTTTATTCGTATAATATGGGATTACTAAACGGACTAAATTCAGGTCAACTAAACGACATCCTAAAAGCCAACGCTACCGCGTCTACGGACCAGATAACGGCCGCGCAGAAACGTGCACAAGACGATAAGCTATTAAAGACAAAAGGTGAGCAGGATCTAGCCCAGGGGCTCCAAAGCGGAGATCTAGCACTGCGTAACCTCCTACAAGGTAAAACTGCCGACCAAACCATACAACAAGCTAAGTACGCTAAGGAGCTTGAAACCGCTCAGGCGCTACGTGGGCAATATGGTTCGGATGTTAACGTGGACGCGGGCGATGTCAAGATCGGTGCCAGAGACCCTCTTAGAGACCTTCTAAAGAAGCGTGAGCTTTCCCAACCTCTTCTAACTAAGGGTCAAGAGGCGGCTGACACCGCGTTTGGTAAAGAATACGCGGATTTCAACGCCGGTGGGGGTAGTGAGTCAGCTAAGAAGAGTATCGGTCTTTTAGAGAGCGCTCAAAACCAGCTTAAGGCCCGTGGCAACGAGGCGCCTAACTTCTTTGAACGTGCTGTGCAATACGGACCTGATAGTGTTCGGGCAGCCCTTACTCCGGATATCAAAGCGCAAGAGGACCAAGTTAGAACCGCTATCCAAAGTTCTCTAAGACAGACCCTGGGTGCCCAGTTTACGGAAAAAGAAGGCGAACAACTAATGCGGCGTGCGTATGACCCGAGGTTATCCGCGCAACAAAACCTCGCTAAGTTAGCGCCGGAAATCGACGCCCTGAAAGCCCAAATAGCAAGAAAAATGCAATCGGCGCAACAATTCGAGCGAACCGGTTCTCTAGTGGGTCTCGGCGCGGCGGGTGCGCAACCTAGTTCGCCGCAAGCGGTACGTAAACAATACAGCCCGTCTAGAAATAAGACTAAGATTACGTACTCCGATGGACGAGAGGAAATCGTAGATGGCCGACAATAGAGACGACTGGCAAGACGTAGGTCACGACGATTGGGAGGACTTAGGTCAAGCTCCGGTCGCCGCGGCGACCAATCCTAACCCCCAGGCCCCTAAGATCCCTACTCCTCTAAGTGAGGCTGGCAAGCGTCAGTTTATGGTTGACCGTATGCACCAGAATCTGAACGACATGGGGTACAACCGCGAAGGTACGGAAAGGGCTCTACAGGGTCGCGCGTCTATGATGGCGTTTCCTGCCGGGGGTGTTCTTAACACCGCTGCTAAGCGGATTGCAGGTAACTCAGCCCTAGGGGCTGCTATGAACCCGGAAAATCGCACGGCGGGCGCTGTTACAGGCGGTATTGCGGGGGTCGCGGGTGAGGGTATAGCTAAACTTATCGGAGCGGTTCGAGGCGGCGCAGGGCGCTTAAAAGACGCTGTAAAGTATGGTAAGGATCCAGTTGCTGCGCAAGACGCGGCTATTGGGGCTATCGATAAAGCACATAGCGGCCTTAAAGAATCCTACCAAAGTCAAATTGAGCCTAAATTAGCGCAAATGAAATATAAAATTGACCCAAGGAGGTTTCAAGGCACAGTCCCTGAAGCTGACGACGTTATTAGTGCGGCTCGTTCTGAAAGAACTTACGGAGACCTTCCAGAAGAAATGGAAATTACTGGCGTTCAGGGGGAGAAAATACGCCGCGCACTCGAAGCCGAGGTTAAGTATCCACAAGGCACATCCGTAGCACTTCCTAAAGAGGTGGCCGACAAGTATGTTGCTAATAAAGCGCTGGCGGATGGTCTGAGATCGCAACGGCGCTTAGGTCAAGACGAAGATCTCGCAGGAATGTATGATGAATGGTCTACAAAGCTTGGGCAGGCAGACGATCTCGCAAAGAGATCGGGAAGGCCGGCCGCATTTACAGCTAGTCAAAGTACTGATGACTTAGCCCTTAAAGCACGTATCGACGCCGCGACAGGTAGTAATCTGAACTCCCTAGGTGAAAGAATATCCGAGGGAAACCACCTACGCAACGCATCCGGTATAGGGGACTACTCCTGGAATGCGGCTAAATCAACCAGTAAAGGGGCTATGGAAGGTGCCCGTAGTGGCGACGGTGGTAGCCTGGCTGCTTTTATTACTTCCTTGATGTCAGGGAAGCATAAATAGAAACCAGGACACCGAATCCGTAGTAGACGACTATAACTGCTAAAATGAAGGTTAACATACTTCTATAATACGACATGGACAGTCAAAATGCAAGATCTAAAAGATGACATCAAGGCCATAAGAACTCATATGTCCGAGGTAAGGGTTGATATTGCACGTAACACAGTGTCATTGGAGCACCATGTTAAAAGAACAGACCTAGCGGAGCAGCGCATTATCCGGGTTGAGAATTGGCTTTTGGGATTGCTATCCACACTTATCATCAGTGTGGTCGGTCTTGTTATTAAATCCTTGCTGTAAATACTCGATAGCGTTAGTTAGTGTGTCTATATTATCCCTAGCGTGCCCAAGCATTAAGTTACAGTGATTACATAGAAGACCCCTAATTTGCCCTTCCTTATGACAATGGTCAACGCTTAACCTACCACGAAAGTCCTCCTCGGATTTTTTGCTGCATATTGCGCATAGTCCCTGCTGCGATTCATGAAGCTGCCAATACTGCTCAGCTGTAATTCTAAATCGTCTGTAGGTTGAATCCCAGAATTTCCGGTTGTTAGATCGGGACTCTTTAATTTTAGCGGAGTTATTGGCCTCCCAGTTTTTCTTCATTTCCTTATTTCGCTCTGGGTTGTTCTTAATCCACTTTAAAACTCCGCTTCGGTGCCTTTCTTTGTTATCACGGTACCACTTACGCATTCGTTCTTTGACACCCGGAGCTTTGCCGTAGTGCTTAGTGCAGAACCCGGATTTATTGAAACCCGCTAAGGTGGTGTCACAACCAGACTCAGCACACTTCATCTCGTAGCCCTAGACCCGATATAAGTCCCCGCAATTACCCCGAGAGCGGCCCAGACGGCGGGATTCTCATACCAAGCGCTGCCCCTCTCACGGAGGGCGGCGTTTTCTTTTGAAACGCGGTCTATCTCGTTTGTCCTCAACTGAACCCCGAGACCACATAGAGAGGCCTCTTGGATCTTAGCATTGAGTGCCCGATCACAGGCGTCTAGCTGCTCATTTGTCGTCGCCGCGAAGCTTGTGGTACTCATCAACAAGATTATCAGCGTGCTCTTTAGCAATTTGGCGGTCATGTTCATTCTCCCTGATTTCGGCGTTTGATACAGCTTTGGCTAACTCTGACTCGGTTTTCTCCGTAACTCGCTTTTGTCGGAATAAAAGCGCTGACAATAAACAAAACAAACAGATATACACTAAGCACCTCATACTCCGCCCTTCTTTAAGCTCTTGCGCTTATCGTCGCTCAAGAGATTGTTCTTTTGACCTCTATCACTAGTCCACGTTCCGCAGCCCTTACATTGAAATTTAGCGTACTTACCGTTGTTGTTGTACCCGTGGCCTCTGCGTTGAAGACTACTGCTACCACAGGTAGGGCACGCGGGTTTCGTGTCGCCGCTGTAAACCCTGAAATCGACGGGGTTATGCCACGGAATAAGCTTATTATACACCTCCTCTAAAGCTAGCACGTCGTGGCAGTTGTATTTCTTCATTTCTTCCCACGCTTCTTGATTACCCGCTAAACATTCTTTCCACAGCTCGAATCCCGGGAATTTCTTGTGCAGTAGCTTCTTATACTTCACACCCAATGACTTAGACATATATTCTAGAGAATTAGAGGTAAACCCAAACGACTTCTTAGCTAGCTGCCTAGTGTCTATGTGCTTATATGGAGCTGGGGGGTTCATACCGTTGATTACGAACCTAGCGTTGAGTTTCTTAGCGTCAAACTGCTTACCGTTCTGCGTAACGATAATGTCCGCCTCGTCTAGTAGTTTCCACATTCCTTTTAGGATCTTACTGTCGTCCCTTTTATTCTTTTGCTTTGACACGTCTTGGTACAACACCTTGTCTTGACCAAGCCATTTAGCGGCCCAGGAAAGAATAGACCAATCGGTGTGAATTTGATTAACCCCCACGTTCTGGTCCCACAACCCCCATGTATAAGAAATAATGGGCGCCGTTTCAATGTCAAGGGCAAGTATTCTAGGCTTTTTCACCATAACTCCTGTTCAAACCCGCGTTCTACTAGAAGCGCGTGTAGTTGTTTAAGACGTCTATCCGTAGTACGTGGACTGCAGTAATTCTGATCTTTAGTGATTTGTCTATTAGACATTCTGTGGAAGTACTTAAGTGTTAATAGCTCGATATCCCACTCTTCGGTAAAGCCATAGTTTCGCATTAAGGTCTGAAACCGGTTGATGCAAAAAGGTGGGTGTTGGGCCGTGAACACATCTACAGTAACCCCCGCATCGTCAGTTAAACTAAGACGCTCGTGCCGCATTTGCGGTAGAAGCCTCTCTAGATGCTCGCAGGGTCTATTAGACACTTGGCACCCCTCCGGGCAGACCCAGGGACTTTGCGACGATTTCGAGGCCTTCTCGCCCTTGTCGGACGTATGTGTCATTGAAGTCTTCCTTAAGCAGTTTTATCTTTACATCGCAGTGTTTATTAGCTACGAGTATCCTTGATTTCGCTTCTATCGCGGCTTGTGCACCGGCCGCATCATCGTCGACTATTATATAAACGGTAGAGTAAGCACTAACCAAAGTCAATAGCTTTTCGTTGCCTTTAGAATAAAAGTCCCCCGCACCTCCCGGGCTGATAATGCGTACTGGCAGGTCTAGTAGCGCTAGCGTCATGGCATTAAACTCACCCTCTACCAGAACTACCGTTTCCGATCCCGCGTTGCCGGGGACTTCGTACGGCGCTTTTTTAACACCAGAAGGCCCACGATACTTGTTACCGCTTGGTGCGTTATCGAGACGAAACTTATAATAAGAAAAATCAGGCCATAGAAGGTAAAAACCGTTGTGAGTATAATGAAGGTCAAAACCACGAATGGTACGCTTTGGCAGACGTCGTATAGCTGCAATAGAAACCGCCACATCTTCGACATAGGTCACCTCAATTCTCTGTCCGGGATCAAGCCCTAGTTCCGTTAAGGGTCCGTGTTTACCACAACAAAACGAGAAGTATCCGTTACTATAAGCTACCGCGCTGGGGCTTTTTTCTTCGTGATGCGGGCAAAAATATCGCCTAATCACGAATAGTACCGGATGAAAATAAACGGACATCGGTCCTGTTTCAAACTAAGCACCTGTGCGTTACCTATCCAGTCCCGGCACTTCTTAAGTACGTTTCTTAGCACCTTCTGAACTTTAGGGTCAAAAGTGCTAATGTCTCGTAGGCCAACCCGGCTCGCCACGTCTAAGATCTTGTTCGGGTCTAGCGAAATCACTGCTGCCCCTCCGTTGACCATATCGTTAAATGCGACGTAATCTACACTAGGCGGGACTAACGTGTAAATCTTGTCAAATCCTGCTCTGCGTGCCTTATTCTCAAAACGTATTTCTGTAGCCCATCCCGGCGGCCTTCCGGCTACGTCGTCTTGGTACTCATTACGGGATTTAACGGCCCCGCTGAGTGGAACGCGTACAACGTCAGTCCAACCGTGCCTACGAAGCTCGTCTCTTAGCTGCCGTTCACTGCGAGCGCCTTTATCGCGAGAATGTTTACCACCCATATTATCTAACTCCGTACATAGTGAAATAATTAGCTTCGCAGATACCGGCCGATCCGTTGCTAGACATGAGTTTGATACAACTCACGCAGTGGTAGTAATTTACCGTCTTATCTCCACACCGGTTACAGGGACGCATCTTTTCCTTGGGATCGATATACCGATTATCTCCTAGGTAGATAAGTCCTCTCTTACCGACTACGAGATCTTCCTTTTGACTCCTATTGGACTCGTATTGCACTCGTTTTTTGTAACTACAGGTAGGGCACCACCCGCGGTTCCACTTCTTACCTCTACCGTCCACGTAGACTCCGCGACCCCCAGAGTTTTTTAGAAACTTCTTGGTTTTATGCTCGGAGCATATCGTACAGACTGCTTTATTTTCCATATTGAGAGCACCATTGGTAATGTCCGTATTTATTAGGCTCATAACACTTACAGTCTTCGTTCTTTTCATCGATAATCCTTACCTTGCCCGCAGCGATTGTTTCCTGATATACCCTGAATCGGTAACCCTTACCCCAAAACGTGTAAGTATTAGTCGCCTTGTCGTAGTCCTCTACTGTGTAGATCTCGCCCGGGTAGAGCATACCGAACATGTCGTGCCCTCCT